CCAGATACCAACGATGTTCTGCCACAGATCGGAGAAGAACTGAGTCACAGGCTGAACGACCTTCGTGCTGAACCATTCAGCTACATTCGACCATACAACCTGAATGTCGGTCCAGAGCTGAGAGAAGAAGCCGCTTACCGTAGTCCACAGATTACGGAAATACTCAGCCACTTCGTCCCAATTTTCATAGAGCCAGATACCGAAATCAGTAATTAGACCCACAGCCAGACCGATCAATGCACCGATACCCGCTCCAATGGGGCCACCAGCAGAACCAATGATGAAGCCAATACCAGCACCGGTAGCAGTAGCACCGGCGGCGACCAAAGTGCCACTCAGCCAGTCAAGACCCTCCGTGAGAGCCTTATACAAACCCGTAATGAAGGTGGGAACGCCCGCAATAATACCACCAATCGCAAGAAGGGCCGATGCAGGAATACCAGCGAAGAAACTGCCGATGGCTGTTCCTGCCTTGGATAGCGCACCTCCCACACTTGCCAGCCAACTGCTAATTTTGGGGAACATTGCCGGGAGCAAACCAACTTCAGGAGCCATAGCCTTGACTGCTGCAACATAGGTTTTAATGCCTGTGACAATGGCACCAATACCCTTTACAGCACCCTTCAGCGCAGTCCACGCAGAGCAAATTGCCTGAATGCCCGTAATGACACCAGAGCCGATCTTCCACGCGAGGAATGCAATGCCAATAGCCTTAGTCAGCGTCAGGATTTCTTCGAGATGCTCTTTAATCCAGGTGATTGTGGGTTCAAGCTGCTTGCGAATTTCCTCAACACGGGTGTTGACCGCATCACCAAGGAAATCGTAGGTGGGCAGCTCAAAGCCAAAGCCAGAACCAGAAGCACCTTCCAATGCTTCTGTGAGATCGTCCACCGCATTGGTGTCAGTGTTCGGAGAGATGATGTTCAGCTCGTCAAAGCCCATGGTGTACTGCTTCAGCTTCTTCAGAGCCTTGGTAGTATCCTCGACTTCATCGGTGACTTCACCCATGGCATCTGCACCTTCGGTAGCACCACTGGTGAGATCACCAATCCCAGAGTAATCAACCTCGGTCAGTTTGAAGCCAAACAGCTCTGCGATTGCATCTGCGATCTCACGGATGGCCTGAACCACCGCAATAGCATAGGGCAAAATGTTGTTCAACATCGGAATGAAAATGTTACCGATAGAACGGGCGCACATTTCCAACTGAGCTTTCAAAACACGGAGCTGGTTTGCAGGAGCCTGTAAGGTTCTCGCCATGTCGCCCTGAGCCGTAGTAACCTGAGTCATGATGGCATAGTAGCGAAGCTCGGCCTTTTCAGCCTGAGTCATAGCAGATACCGCCTTATCGATGCCCAAGGACAGCGCAACCGCTTCCAGTCTTGCTTGGGAGAGGTCATAGCCCAATCTACGAAGGGGTTCCAACTCACCAGAAATACCAGACTGTAACTTCTGCATTGCATCAGCAACAGAAATGTTGAAGAAGGATGCAAGGTCATAACCAAGCTGGGTCAGGTTGGTGGACATGATGTGCGCTCGATCTGCGACATTACCGAAACCAGTCAGCAGAGTATTGAAAATGCCTTGCGCTCGCATCCACTCGCCGGTGTCGATACCCATGGCATCACTGACCTTCTGAGCATACGCCTGAGCTTCCTCGGCATACTGACCCAGAGCCACAGTAAACAGGTTCAAATCCTCCTGATAGCTGTTGGACTTCTGAACGCACTGTGCAATTAAAGATAAAACCCTCCGCAGAGCTGTAATAATACTCGCCCAGCTCAAAGCCCTCATGGCTCGTCCCCACGCATTCGTGTGAGTAGTAGCCCTTCGCACGGTGTCGTTGTACTGTTCTGTACTTCTGACAAGACGCTGAATACGGGAAGGAAACGCAGCAAAACCATTAGCAACCATTTGCATTTCTTCTGCAAAAGGCCTCATGGCGGCAGCGAGGTCTTCCATCTGGTGAGTGAACTTGGTCAAATCAACCTTGTCCAGCTCACGAATGAGATCAGGCAACTTGTGGAGCTGATTGATAAGCGGAGTCAGGTGCGCTCTGCCAATCTCAGCCAGGGGTCTTAACGCACCGGCGAGGGTAATCAGCTTATTGGCATGAGATACATCCAGCCCATCCAGAGCGGGCTTTAGAGCGGTGAGCTGCGTAGCAATAGTGCTGGACAATCTCACCTGACCAACCGCACCCAGGGCCGTCAGACCGCCAGCAATATCCCTCAGCTTATTGGCATCAGATGTGTTGAAGCCAGTCAGAGCGGTCTTCAGCTCAGTAATTCTTGTAGCCACGGTGGAGGGCAGTCTGACTTTTCCCACCGCACCAAGAGAGGTCAAGCCACTGGCAATTTCCTTCAGGGTAGCGGTCTTCTGGTTGTCAAACCCGTCCAGAGCGGTCTTCAGAGCGGTGATCTGCTTGGCGGTAGTGCGGATACCACTGACACCACCCTTAACTGCTTCTTTCAGATCTACAAGGGTATCCTTCAGCTTGTTTAGACTATCCTCAGCACTTACGCTGTCACCGATGATCTCAAACTCTAAGCCCTGAATTTCCACATTATCAGCCATTCACGCCACCACCTTTCTCTTGGAATTTGCGATTAAATTCGATAGCAAATGCTTCCATAACCGCTCTGGCCTTGTTATCGTTCGCCTGTTCTTTCGTTTTCTGTCGCTCCTTCTTTCCTGCATACAGGTCAAGAGGTTCAGATCGGTACGGCTCAGGCTTCGATGCACCAAACGAACGAAACGCCGGGGAAGCCTTGCACAGAGCTTCGTAAAAATACAAGCCCTGAAGCCACATATCTTGGTTGCGAAGATCACGATTGATTTTTGCCGCTTTACGATAGAACTTGACCAACTCGCAATCCTGTTCCCAGAACTGCTCGTAAGTCATGCCGATGGAAAGGTAGTATGGAAACACTTCCTCGAACTGTTGGGTGTAAGCGTAAAGAGGAGTGGGGCGCATATCCCCACCCCTCTCAGTTTCTTCGGGCGGGTGGTCGCTTACCAGCCAGCCGTCCAGCTCATGTTTCCCTCAGCGTCCTCGTCAGGCTCGTCCAGCAGAGTCATGATGGGGTCGTTGTACATCTCAACCAGCCGACCAATCAGGTCATGCTTGTTGGGAAGACGGGAATAGATTTTCTCGATTTCTTCGGGCTTGATGTTCCGATGATGGGCCATAAAGGCACCGGCGAACAGCGTGGGCAGATAGGTCATGGGCTGCTCGGAAACCTTTTCAGGGACGAAGCCCTGACGCTCCATCACCTTAACGGTCTGCCGGGTATATTCCAGGGTGTAGACTTTACCCTCGTTGCTCTTGATAGAAAGCTGCTTTGCCATTGCTCAGTACCTCCTTACTCGAACTCGATGGGAGTGGAAGGAGCCACGGTGACGGTCATACCGACAACCTCGTTGACACCGCCGCCGTTGACCTTGGCAAACAGCTCACCCTTGAAGGAGAACTTGCCGTTGGAACCATCGGGAGTGACAACGCCCTCAGCTTCGGTGCCGCCGAACCAGACTGCCAGATCGAGCTGCTGACCTTCCAGAGCTTTCAGCTCTGCGAACTTAGCCTTGTCGTAGTTAGCGGGGAACGCCAGACTATCGGCAGACTGGATGCCCATAATGAAGGTCTGCATCTTGTCAGACAGCGTGGTGGTTTCCAGCATTTCGGGGTCGCCGCCCAGATCGGGGAACTCCTTAATGTCAACCAGCTTGGTGTAATTACCACCGCTGGCCTTGTGCATCAGGAATACCTTGTAGGTAGAAATAGCCATTTCGATTACCTCCTGTAAATAGTAGTTCCGTCCGTTTCGGCCCGGTAGCGACCCGTCAGACGGTAAATGGTCGTGTCCTCCATGTTGGGGACAGGGTTAAGAGAAAGGCGGGTGAAATTCTTCTTATACATCAGATCGTCAATGACTTTCATGATGCTGCGGGCTTCAGTCTTACGACCAATGCCTTTATCGGAATACACATCCACCTGATACATCAAAGTGGCGACCTTCTCAGTGTCGCCGCTGTCTGCGTGAGCTGTGGAGAGGTAGTTATCCTGCTCCACAATGCTCACATGGGGGAACGAAGACGGTGCCAGGGTGTAGTCACCGCTGACATTTATGCCGGGGAAAGCCGCACGAAGGGCTTCCGCAATCGGTGTATAGATTTGACTCTCCACATCAATCATGAGAAGACCTCCTTTGCGATCTGACCCAAGCGGTTTTCCAAATCCTTCACCGCTTCGTACATTGCCATGTTTGCCGGGTTACCACGGGACTTTTTACCGTGGGCATAATACCAGCCATTCGGGTCTTGCCAGTGACCCTTACCGTTGGGGCCATCAGACCAGCTACCACGCTCCAAACCCGGAGGGGTTTCGGGGTGGAGAGGCTTGATGACACCCGAACCGAACTCAATGAAAAGTATCGCTCGACCCAGAGCTACAACAGCTCTTGCCGTGTCGCCCCGGTTCTCAACGGACACCTTCACATCGTTCTCACCGTCATATTTTGCGGACTGAAAACCAGCCTGAGCGACCTTGTACCCCTCCTCAGCAAGCCGATCAAAGAATACTTTGGTGCGCTCTTTGAGCCAGTTTTGGTACTCCTCCAACTCCTTGATTGCCTGGGCAACCCCAGCAACAGATAGGCGAATGCTGATCTTTTTCAAGACACGCTCACCTTCTCTACCGCATAGGAGATGGAATTGATACTCGTAGCTACACGCTTTACACGGTAGTCATAGAGCGGAGAACCATCCTTGGCATATTCAGGTGCTTTGTCGATGAACAGAACGGTATTCTCGTCCATGGGGCAGCTAAGGTCTTCCGTGACGATGACCTTATCATAGGAAACGAGATTACCGAACTGCTCAACCTGAGCCGTGCCACTTGCCGCAGACACATTGGCTCTCATACTGACCGCCGCCTTGTACTTCACCTTCTCCTCGCCGGTTTCAAGGCCCTGGGCATCTCGCACAGGTTCCTTGCTATCGTAGAGGAGATAGTAGAAGGTGGACTTGTTACGCTCCATTGTTTTCATCGGCAGTTACCTCCGTGCTGGAAATCACGCTGGCACAGGGCATAATCTCCCGCAGCAGAGAGGGCGGCACATCCCCATCCTCGTAGGAACGGGAAATACCATTCTCGCTGTGAGAGGTCTGGCCCTCAGCACCACGCTTATTCAGCAGAAAACAGGCGATTTCCACCTGATTGAGAGCGTAGCGGTCAGGTACGGCGGTGGTAGTGGTGCCGAAGGGGTAAAGCCGCTTCAGCACCTTGTTACCGGCAATGGCGAGATAGGTGGAAAGCACTTCCTCATTCTGTTCGCCGGTCATGGCCTTGACCATTTTCAACTTATCAGCTTCAGTCATACTCTCCACCTTCCTTCATTACTCCTGAGCCTGACCCTCGGTCTGCTCGGCGGCAGACTCCTCGGCGGGAGCTGCGGGGGCGGCAGGAGCGGCGGTCTGCTCGTCAGGAACTTCCTTCAGATAGACCTTGCCGTTCTTGTTGGTGCCGTTCAGCAGCTCACGGATACGGGCCTTGGTGGGCTTTTCGCCCTTGGCGGGGTACTTGTCACCGACCTTGTACAGACGATCATTGTCCGTCAGGTCACGGAAAGACTTGATTACGATATAAGCCATGGTTCTTCCTCCTTACTTAGACGGCATCGACAACATCGATGACGGCGATAGCGTCCAGGTACTCAGAGAACAGCACCATGCCCATGATGGCGAAGCACTCGCTGACGGCGGTGTTGTAGTTACCCTGAGTGTGGAAGCCGATCAGGTTGGTATCACCATCGGTACGGTACACCAGACCAGCCTTGGCGAAATCGCTGTCGGAGGGGTCGATGTAGTACAGGGCGATATTCTCAACGGGGGTGGCGATCACACGACCACGGGCGATCTCGGCATCGGACAGCAGGAAGACCACGGAGTAGCCCAGGAAGTCCCTCACATAATCGAAGCCGAAAGCACTCTCGATGGGAATACTAGCGTCACCGTAATAGTCGTACAGATCGAGAACATGGGCAAAGCCCACAATGTCGGTACAGTTACGGTGCATCTGCTTGAACTTGTTGATAACATTGCCCTTAGCCATGGAAAGGGCACGCTGCCAAGTGGACTCCGTGCTTTTCAGAGTGCCGGTGTTCAGGTAGGTGTAGAAACGACCAGTAACTACATTCTGAAGCTCAAACAGGAAAGCATCATCGGTCATGCCCACAGCAACATCGTAACCATGGGTGTTGATTGCTTCGACAGAAACGGCCTTGGCGAACTTCTCCACATCCATTTCCATGTAGGGAACATCCTCAATGATGGCTTTGGAGTAGGGGATGTTCTCGCCCTCGCCAACCTTGCCGTCAGCCAGTACCACGGTGGCCTTCTTGGACTTCAGCTTTGCACCGGGCTTCTTGCGAATGGGACGCATGATGCCCAGAATATCCCGCAGATGCTCCCAACTTGCACCAAATCGGGTAACAAAGTCGATCTCACGACCGCTCACCTGGGCTTCAATAGATTTAGTCAGATTATCTTTTGCCATAGTTCATTACTCTCCTTTATTTTCAAAAATTGCTTTTCTTTCCTCTTGCTCTCTTAAATAGCGTTGTTCAAACTCAGCAATCAGAGCTGCTGCCGTCTGTCTGTCGCTATTCATGAAATCCGAGAGCATACGATCTGCATTAGGGTCATGCTTGAAATTGCACCACAGCTCATACAGCTCTTGCCGGGTAAATGGGGCTGCTACGCCCCACATAGTTGACCATTTCATGACAAGGCCCTCATGCTTGAAGGTGTGGGCAGCTCTAAACTGCCCACGGTGATAATAGCCTTAGCCATACACCACACCTCCCATGATAGATACACCACGCTCACGCTGATGCTTTTCGACAGTAGCCATGATCTGCTTACCATCAAGGAAGACCTTGATGATCTGCTCACCCTTCTGGGCGGTGCTGCCCATGGCGGCAATCACAGCTTCATACACACCGGCCTTGATGCCATCAACGATTTGATCGTTGTTGGCAACAGCGGTGCGGTTATTCATGGAGCCGACCATCTCAGCACCCGCTTCACGGGCGATAAAGAGCTGACCTTCGTCCACGAAGCCACCGTCCTTCAGCCGGGGCAGACTGACCAAGCTGAGGGTCTTCAGGCCCTTCCAATCGGTGCCGACAATATCTGCGGCCCAAGTCACAACATTGTTGAACTTGCCGATCAGGCCATTGAAACCAGAAATGACCCTGTTAATAACACCCTCCACCTGACCAATCACGCCATTGAAGATGCCCTTCACGAAAT